TTGCAGACTTTGCTGCCCCTGTTGGCTGAGAAAACATAGCAGAGATAATTGTTGCTGTATCTGCTGATGTTTCTGAAATAAACGACAATGTTACTACTGCTGTGGCAGACTCACCAGTTGTCACAGCATCTGTTGCTGAGTCAATCGTTAGAGTTGGTGCGTTTACAGCAGCACTTGTCGGAAGTGCTGATAGTACGCCAAAAGACATTGCTGCAGCTAGTCCTAAAGCGATTTTCTTAAATGAATTCACTTACTTCTCCTTATTATATTAGTTTTAAATTGTCAAGAAAATCCTTGACATCTTCAGGCATTTGCCTGTCTTCCAATTCTACCATAGCTCTTTGTTGTCTTGCAAGTTTATCACTTGTTCCCCAGGTATGGATCTCTATTTCAATATCTATATCCTTTGGGGTGTGAGAGATGGCACCAAAAACAGCACCACAAACAGCATCTGCCAAGTCTTTGGATTTCTTTCTAGGGTGATCAACACGATTGCCCTTCATAATCTTCAACTCTGACATTTCTTCCAAGAGTAATGGAATCATTGGCATAGCAACACGCTCTTCATAGATCATCATTGCTAAATCTTCGTAGTGTTTTTTTGCAACAGAAACAGTATCAGTTCTTATTCCTACTGCTTTAAGCTCTTGCTGAATATCAAATGATTGCCAACGGTCAAAAGAAACCATTCCTATATTAAACCCTTGTCTTCTAAGGTTTTGAATCCACTGCTTAACCTGAGATAGATCAACTGGTCCTTCTGATCTTGGTTCCCACCATGCTACTGCATCTACTATTACGATAGGTGCTACCTGTTCATAGTCTTTAATTACCTGGATATTTACCCACTTATCTACGTGAGCAATTGCTACCGCACACTTATCGTGCTTTTGTGCAAGGTCAGCATGAACATAATAAATTTTATCTGGGTCTGGTTTAAAGTTTTCTGCAAACCTTCTAAAGCTATCAACTGGATTTGTTAATGTCATACAGCTAATCAGTTTATCTTTTTGTTTAAAAAAGGCATCGGAGGAATATGTTGGTGTGCAAAGAAAACGCATCATTGCATCTCCTAGGTCTGTTAAGAATGCAATCTTGAAGTCATCAATTTTACGTGTAGGATTTACATCCCAGGTTGGACGCTTTAGTGCAAATATCTTAGGAATTTTATATGAAAGGATATTATCTTCATCCCATGATATTTCAAAATTGTTGTCTGGATTATCATGTGGTAGATCTTCATTAATAATAAATTTGTGTGTTTTTTCTATTACCTCTTTGTCGGCGATTACTGAATCATACCGTTGAGAAATAAAGTCACCTGGATAACGAGGGAATGAAAGAAGAACAACCTTCCCAAGATCAGGGAAACGAGAATCTACAGTACCACGAAAAGCTTTATAGATATTATCAGCAGTCTTACCCTGTTCATTTCCTGTTGCTACCTCTGATGCAAAACCAGAAATTTCATCAAGAACAGCCATGAACAGGTTCAAACCTTCATGTGACTCACGCTCAGAGTGACCAGAATAAACAGTGATTGATTTATCAAACTCAATTGAGTCTGCTTTTGGATTATACTTTCCTGCAAACCACGGTGATCTTTCAATCTTTGATTTAAAACCTTTAAAGAAAACATTTTTTGCCTGTTGAGCATTGACTGCAACGTTAATAATATCAATGGCATCTCCTGCAGGCTTTCCATAATAGATTGCAGGATCTTTAAGACATAACATTTTATATACTACATATGCACACGATACTGTTGATACGAAGTCTTTTCCAGATCCCTTGCCAAGTTGCAGGATAAGCTCATTCTTTGTATATTTTTTATAGTACTCTTCCCCTGCGTCACCCATTATATCAATAACATCTTCTTTACGATAAATCTGGCTCATGGCTTCTACAATTGTATATTGAATATCAGATAAAGGTGGTTGCCCAAGATAGTCTGGAGACTCAACAAATGTCTTTGCATCAACAGGCTTCTCAACAAAATGATTTTCTTTTAAAACTTCCAAGAAATCATTGAACGTCGTGGACAACTGTAATCACTTCTCCTTCTCTTGCAATAGAAGATAGTCTTTGCATAATAAGATCTCTGATATCTGGGTGCTCTGATGCAATATCCCTAAGTATTCCAACAAGAACTTCTTGTCTACGCTCAATCTCAACCATCTCTTCTGCAAGCTCTTTGTTTTCAAGAAGGCCAGCCTTTTGTAGCATGTCAATGCGCTTAGACTCTATATCCATAACAAGTTTAATAGCAGCAGTCTTTGCGCTAAGGTTATTAACCATTGAAGCTTCGTCAATAACTTCATAAGCTTTTGATATAAGCTTGCTATAATGTGTGTCAGCCCCAACGAGTGCTTCTTTTGCACGAGAACGAATGGCAGCATTATCAGATGCCATTGTTTTCCACTCATTAATAAGTGAAACAACACGTGTGCGTGGAATATCTAATTCTTTTGAAATTACTGTTGGGTCATTACCCTTTAGGTATTCACCAACAACATTGTTTATTTGATCAAGATGCTTTATTAAATCTTCTTCAGTTGACATTGTACTTGCCCTCTAGTCTATTTATTTCATCTTTAATATAAAATATTGCCTTTTCAAGATCCTGAATAGTTTTGGATTCATCTTTGATTCCAGCTCTCCATAAATATTTAAATGCATTTCCAATGTTAAAATTTCTATGCCTAGTTATCTGAATGCATTCAACTCCAGAAGGATCAGAGATGTAGTGATGAGGATGATTAACCTGGTCAACGGTTATATTAAGTTTGTTACTCATTTATTGTTGCCACAGACAATCTTTTTAAACATCTTACACAATCTGTGTATGCTTTACGTGTGTATGGACATGAAGCAGTATATGTATTTATATGTTTGCAAAAAAATTGTTTAATAATTGAGTATGTGATATATACAAAACTATTAAAAATCTTCATCATCATCCCAATCAAATACTTCTGGCATTCCTCTTAAAGCTGAAACGACATATGTAATGCCCACGGCTCCAGCAATGCCTATTCCTAGCATTATCTTTTGTAACTTGCTCATCTTTTTGACTTCCTTAATCCGAATTTTGCAAGGTAAACATAGATTGTCTCTACGCTTGCCCCACATTCTTTTGCAATTTCTTCTGGGGACTTCTTATCCATAAGATACCTCTTACGCATAAAAACCTCTGATGTATACAGTTTAGCAGACATAGGACTATTTGTCAATCCCTGACTCAAAAATATCATAGTTGTAAGCATTTGAGTCTTCTAGTATCCACTTGTCATAACTTTCAACATCCCATTTATTTGTATTAATTAGCCTATTTATTACTAGATCTTTTTTAGTAACAAATGATGGCTCTTTAATTCTTACCCTGTTGTTTGGCTGTACCGCAAAATTTCCATCATCTCTTTGTATTACATGTCCACATTTATGTTGTCCTGGATTTTCAGAATACCCATCATCCAAAATATTAGTTTCTGGGCTATGCCAATCTAAAGTAAATAGATAAGTTCCAGGAACATTAGTTTTATTTCTATCAATATAAGACATTCTCATATTGCTTAATGCCTGAAACTTTGTAACAGAAACGTGTGAACTAAAAGAATTCCATAAAACAAGATTATGTATTGGCTCTTCTGGAACTCCTGGCTTAGTGCAGAATGCATTAATTGGCATTCTCCACCAAATTCCACCATCTTCCATCATAAAATGAAACAGTGGGCTTCTTGCCTTAATACTTGAAACTCCAAAAATTACACATGGAAAATACTGATCATGACTGTCTATCTGATCTCTTAAAAAGTTACCACGCACATAGCACTCAATTGGTGGGATATTTGCATTTAACTCTGGCATTATATGTTCTCCTTATGTTCTTTAATTATTGGTTCAAGTCTATCCCAGTGACCCTTTGGACTACCTTGGTAAATTTGACCAGTTTCTCTATCTAAAAGCATCCATTTTGTGGGAGCAAGAGTCCTGACGGTTAAGATAACGTCCTGCTCTTCTTCCTTAAATATAAAAGGATCTCTCTCCATCATGCCGTACCTATAGCCTTTCCCCAATTCTTTAATGCCCAATGCCCAATACCAATTGCATCTGCAACGTCATTGTCTGTTATATTTTTATCATATTGCAAGTTAATGAATCTAATAGTCTTTTGCTTTCTAATTTCTCTTTCATTTGCTTTGTGCCAAGCTTCTGATTTCCCTGCATTTTTTGATCTTATAAAAAACTTTTCATCTTTAGTTAACTTTCCATTGCCTATAAATATTTGCCAAGTAATTGGGGCCACTGTGCCTATAACTTTTGTACCAGTTAAACCAGCAGCACCTAGCAGTGCCCCCTGAACAAGTGCTAGATCGGCAGCCACTTTTGGGGAATTCATAAATACTGTGTGCTCAATAACAATAGCCTCAAACCCACCATAGTGATCAAAGAAGGCCTTTGTTTTTTTACAGGCATCCATTACCTTTTCATATGTATTTTTTCCTTCAAAGTTTATTTTTCCTGCTGCACTCAGTGTTTTTTCTTGAGTGTCAAATAAAGCAAAGGCAAAACTATTTGTACTAGCATCAATAGCGCATATAGTTTTTGGCATTGATTCAATACCCCACTTATTCTTGCTCATACTCAATAAAACCTTTCAATTCTTTTAACATTTTGTTTACTGCTTTTTCACTTACGTTACAATTTGCACAAAATCCAGAGTCGTTATATATAGAAAGAGAAGTTCCGCATCCACCTAAGCATCTACGGTCCTTCCCCTTTCTTTTTTGTCTACGAGTTATTTGATATCTTTCCTGAATCTTATCTCTTGTAGCAAGGTCTCTGCACTCATGGCTACAGTAAATCTGATAACTGACCTTTGGGCTAAACCTAATGTCACATCTGCTACAAAGCTTCACTCAGTTCCTCCAGAGATGCTATCTTAACAACACCTGCTCCTGCTTCGTCACATGCTTTTCTGATTGGACAGTTTTTACAAATCTTAGAGTTTGATCTATAGTTCTTTGTTGGAAGCTCTTTAACTTCCCAAGACTTACGAACAACTCTCATCCATTCAAAAGCTTCATCAATCCATTTGCGATAATGATCATTTACTTCTACTGGAATAACAAGAAGTTCATGGTTGTTTTTATTCTCATAAATAAGAACACCCTTAGCCTTCTTAAGAATCTTCATATAGATAAGTATCTGTACAACATGTCCCATCTTAGGCTTGCCTGTACGCTTGCGATATTCAAAAACTTCGTTGTTGGTTGTCTTTACTTCTACAACAACTTCTTCACCCTTCCAATTAATAAAGTTATCTACATAACCAAAAATAGGAGGATCATCATTAAAAATCTTAAACTCTGAGTCAATAGAAATTCCAGAGTTCTTAAATGCTTCCTCAATTCTTCCATGAGCCAGCGTTCCATTGCTCATGTTTGCAACAGCATATGGGTCAGCATTATCCTCAAATACTGCTCCTTCAAATGCAAGGTACCAATATCTTGGACATTCTCCATGACCATAGGCAATAGTAGAAGGACCAAAGGTTTTCTTCTGTGTATGCTTAGGCTCACGACCTACAAGATATCCTGCCTCAATTGCCTTTACAAGCTCTTTAGCATCAATTGCTGCTGGTGACTCAACTTCTTTTATCATGATTTGCTTTAGTAAATTTTTTGTCATGTTATCTCTTTTCTTTATATAAGTATAGCATGTTAGCGCATGATATATTTGAGTGCTGAGACTAAATTGTTTATTGATTCTGCTGCCGTGTAATATATATTCTTCTTTGCCCTGTCATTTTTATCAACATTTGCCATCCAGGTAGCCTTGAACGCCATCTTTGCAGCAATTGCTTGCAGCCTTACAATCTCAATACTAGCTACTTGTGCTGGAATGTCTGGCTTAATAATTACCTTGGCTATAAAAGTCAAAGCCTGGGTTAGCTCTTCATCTTGCATATAGTCTGCTATTTCAGATAAACCATTTACCATATCTAGTGTTGTTTGTTCACTCATCTTCTTCTCCTATTAGTTGTTCCATTATTTCAAATTCAGTTATCATTAATCGTACCTTTGAATTTCCGTCACCAAGGACTAGAAGTATGGCAGGATCATTTCCGTTTCTAATAGCATCTATTACTGCTTTTGCCCAAACATCTTTATTTAAAGTAAAAGACTTTGAGCACTCCTTAAAATCTACTGTAAAGTTTTCCCAAGTAGCATCACCCTTATGAGTATTGCGTCCAGAATTTTTATGCTGCTTGGCACCAATTCTTTTGCTTTCAGATCTTTCGCTCATAGTCTTTCCTTGTTATTATAAGTGGCACCCTTGATATATGTTTTTGATTACACATCCATGTTACATCTGCACTCTCTAGCCATAGCCTTAGAGAGCTGACCTCTTCATTACATTTTTGACAAGCAAACTTTCCTGGAAAAATCTTAAACTTTTCAGACATTTAGTATTTTAGTCTTAATAGAGTCTTGTAGATCTAAATCTTCTCTAACTCTATTAACAAAACCTTCCCTGCCTTGAACCTTTGTGCCATCAGGTAGTACATACCATGCACCTGTGCGTTCAACAATACCCATCATTTCAGCCGTATCAACAAGGTCGCCAATGCTATCAATACCCACATTATCTCCCCTGAAATAAAAGTCGTACTCGCCAGACTGAAAGCCAGGAGAAGTCTTAGAGAATTGGAGTTCCCAACGAATTTTGCGACCAATTTTTTCTTCAATAAGTTTATCTCCAACATGAATCTTGCCTTTAATTGCTTGATTATCTGACTCTGACGAAAATAGTTTAATAACTGTTGAGGAATAAAACTTAGTAGCTTGACCACCAGTAGGCTGCTGGCTAGTATACATAGCACTAATATTATTGCGAGACTGGCTAATAAGCACAAGCATAGTAGGCTTAACTTTATTATTAGCGTAGTTAAGCATCTTCCATGCATTGCTAAAGTCTCTAGATTCCGCTCCAATTTGCTTGGTATTCTCAAGTTGCTTAAGTTCATCTGAATCCTTTTCAAAATATATTGCTGGTAACAATGAAGTGATAGAGTCAATAACTATTATATCAACTCCAGCCTGCATTAGGTTAGTACCAACATCAACCATTTCATTTATTGTACGGCATTGTGAAACAATAAGCTTAGATGAATCAACACCAAGGCTTTCTGACCAT